CGACGAAACCCTGAAAAAAACGACCGCACCAGAGCCCGCACAACAGGCCTCAAAAGACAAAAACGATAAGACAACCGCGGAAAAAGCAAACACCCCTGTAAAGAGCCCTCAAGGGCCAAATACAGCAAATGCCCAAAAGGAGGCTCAAAAATGAGCCCAGAAGCCGCAGAATTACTCCGAAAACGCGCAAAAATCGAGCTAGCACGCAAAAGCCTCTGGCATTACTGCCAACTGCAGACGCCGGGCTTTTATTTACAGGACCGAACATACCTCCACGAAATGGCCGACACGATCCAGAAATTCATCGAAACGCCAGGCGCTCACTTTCTCGTCATTTCCGCACCGCCACGCCATGGCAAAACGCTGACCGCACAGCACGCGAGCGAATGGTGCCTAGGCCGAAACCCCCACACGACAATCATCACAGGCTCATACAATGAAATCTTAAGCCAACAATTCTCAAAGGCCGTCCGCAACGCGATCGGCGAGCAAAAGGCCGACGCGAACCGCGTCGTTTTCTCGGACGTCTTCCCGGGCGTAAACATTAAGCGCGGCGACGCAAGCGCAAAGCTCTGGGGAATTGACGGAAGCCCAACCACGAACTACCTCGCAACGAGCCCAGGAGGCACCGCAACCGGCATCGGCGCAAAGTTTCTCATTCTGGACGACACGATCAAGAACCCGGAAGAAGCATACAACGCAAGGACGCTCGACAACATCTGGCTCTGGTTTACAAGCAACCTGATGCAACGCACCGAGGGCAACGATTACAAGATCATCGTCATCGCAACCAGGTGGGCAAAGGGCGACCTTTCCGGACGAATTCTCGACAACTACCCGGACGCGCAGGAAATCAAGCTCAGAGCCGTCCTCAAGCCGGGAGAAATGCTCGACAGCCGAATCTTGAGCTGGCAAGATTACCAACTCAAGACGCAGGAGATGAACCCGGACATCGCCGAGGCCAACTACAACCAGGAGCCAATCGAGCGCAAGGGCGTCCTCTACCCGAGCCTCATGGAGTGGACCGAAATCCCAGAAGACACCCCGGCCACAGTTTATGGGCGCTGCGATACCGCAGACACCGGAACCGACAACCTGGTCAGCATTTACTACCGCAAGGGTAAAAACGGCGACCTTTACATAACGCACATTTACTCAAGCGACGAGCCGATGGAGATCACAGAACCGGCAACAGCAAAAGACATCGCCGAACAGAAATGCGTCCAATTCAAAGTGGAGAGTAACAACGGCGGCCGAGGCTTCGCAAGAAACATCCAGAAACTCCTGGAGCAGCAAGGAACCGGCTGCTCGGTCATGACCGTAGCCCAGAACGCCAACAAGGAAGCAAGAATAATGAGCTCGGAAACCTTTGTAAAGCGCCACATTTTCATGCCACCCCACTGGCGCCAGAAATACCCGGAGGCGTACCGCAGAATAACCACCTACATGCGAGGCGGAAGAAACCAACACGACGATGAGGTGGACGTCTTGGCGAGCCTTTATGAGGACAACGCACTCCGCGAGGCACAGGTCCAGGACATCAGCGCACTCACCGGCCAAAAGCGCAGACGCTCACCATTTGAGCGCAGCTGGTAAAAATAAGAGCGACACAAAAATAAAAACATGCTACAATAAAACCAAAAGGGGAAAGAAAAAGAATGGATCCAAACGTACTAACCCTGGCAGGCGTCTGCGTCACTGCGGCAAGTGGCGTGATTGTAGCAATCGTCCAAACAACAGCAAGCAGCCAGAAGAAAGTCCTCGGAGCAATAGGGGATGTAAAGAAAGACCTAAGCGCAAACAGCCGCGCAACGGTAGCCACAACCAGAAGCCTCATCTCAGGAATTCACGAAAAATACAAGAACACGAAGAAACTCCCCGAAAAGACATGGAGAAACGTGCTCGATTTATACGAAGCATACAAAGGCATCACGATCGACGGCCACACACCAAACAGCTGGTGCGACGAAATCGTCGAAGAAATGCGCAAATGGGAAAAAGTCTAAACAGGAGGTAAAAATGGAAAAAGCACCGACCACAACAACCCCAACACAAACACCAGACAAGGAAACTAAAAAAAGAATCGCCGGACGCAAGTCATTCACAGCAACGGTCGTCACATTCGCATTGACGGCGCTGCTTTGCTTCATGGCTTGCTTTATTTTAATCACCGACAAAGAAGACAAGTACGGAGTCATCCCAAGCGCGGTGGCCGTAACGGTAGGCGCGATCCAGTTTTACTTTGGCACTAAACAAGGAGGCAACAATGGCTAAACAGAGCACATATTATAGACCACCGGTACGCTTCACACTTCCCGCAGGAAGCGAACCAACCCCAGAAAACATCGAAAAGGCGGTGGAAGAACTCCGCAAGCGCCAGGACAGATACGAGCAGCTCTACGATTACTACATCGGCGACCAACCAATCCTCTACAGGACAATGGAATCAGACGCAGCAAAAAACAACAAGCTCGTAAACAACTTTTGTAGCTACATCGCGGAAATTTGCGCGGACTTCCTACTCGGCAACCCGGTAGATTACCAGGCGCCAGAAGACATCGACATCGATGAAATCATGAAATTATACACGAACCAGGGAATGAGCGACACAGACAGCGACCTCGCACTCGACGCAGGAATCTACGGCGTGGCTTATGATTTGACATTCGCAGACGAAAACAGCGAACCACAGACGGTCCAGATTGACACCCGCAACGCCCTCATGGTTTATGACGACAGCGTAAAGCATAACGAGCTCTTCGCAATTACCTGCGCAGACGAAACAGACGACAAGCGCAAGACAATCGGCCACGTCACAGTTTATACCCCAAGCGAAACCATCACCGGAAGACTTGACGGCGACAAATGGATCGAAGAAAACAGAACCCCGCACTTCTTCGGAGAGGTCCCGGTTTCAGTTTACAGAAACAACAAGAACGCCACCGGAAACTTTGAATGCGTGCTCGGCTTGGTAGACGCATACAACATCCTCCAGAGCGACCGCGTCAACGAGAGCGAACAGCTCGCAGACGCAATCCTGATGCTCAAAAACTTTACATTGACAGACGAAAACTCAGAACTTCTCCGCGAGAAAAGACTTCTGACAAGCGTGCCTGCAGACGGCGACGCTTCATACATCACGAAGCCATCAAACGAAGCAGACGCAGACCTTCTCAAGAATTCAATCGCAGACGATATCCACAAATTCAGCAAAACCCCGAACCTCAGCGATCAGAACTTCGTCGGCAACAGCTCCGGAGTGGCACTTTCATACAAGCTCCTCGCATTTGAGGAAGCAACCAAAACCCGCGAGCGCCACATGGAGAAAGGCCTCAAGAAACGCCTCCGCCTTTACTGGAACTTCAAAAACAGGATGACACTCAAGAACGCGAACACAGACATCAACCGCGTGGACGTTATCTTTAATAGAGCCCTACCAAAGAACGACTACGAAACAAGCCAGATGATCAACAATCTCAACGGAATCGTAAAGCCAGAAATTCTCGTCAAGCAGCTTTCATTCGTAGACAACGCAGAACGCGCACTCACACCAGAAGCCGCAGCGGAAGACGAACCGGAAACAGCACCGGAAACATACCCGCCAGTAACGGCAGAAGAAATCAACGCAGACATCGAAGAAAAACTAGCAGCAACGGAGGCATAGAGCCATGGCAAACTACGCGGACAGACGCGTCTGGATGATGACGGCCGCGGAAGCAAAGCTCGACGAAATCCGCAAAGAGCAAGCAACGGTCGACAGGACGAATAAGATCTACAGACAGGCCACCAAGAGCATCCAGGAGAGAGTCCAGGCTTTATACGACGAACTCGCCACACAGGATCCACAGAACCGCTGGAGATTTGAGGGCCTGAACACCCCGGCAACACTTAAGAGCGCAACAGCCCTACGCAAGAAGATCGAAAGCGCAGGGCTTACCGACTACGTCCCGGAACGCTTACAACGCCGCCTGAGCGTTTATGAGGTCATGGAACTCGACAACTGGTACACGATGACCAAAGCGGGCCAGGACGCCCACAGCACGCTCAAAAGCGCCCTAGAAGCCAAAATAAAGGACCAGGGCGAGATTTGGCAACGCGCACTTAAAGCAGGAGGCGCGGGCTTTGTCGGCTTTGATAGGAACCAGGTCGGGTACATGCTAGGCGAGAACTGGTACGGCGGAAACTTCAGCTCCAGATTATGGGATGAAACGCAGGCCAACTGGGGAAAGGTCCAGGAAGAAATCGCCAAGGCCCTAGCAAGCGGCCAGGATCCGCAAGTAACCCGCAGGAAGATAGCACAGATACTCGTAGGAGCCCACCAGGACGGCGTCAAGGGCTCCGGAGGCTTACAATACGACGTAGAACGCATTGTACGCACAGAAATGGCTAGAGCGGCCACACAGGCCGACATAATCAAATGGCAGAACGAGGGAGTGGACGAGGTCCAATGGAACGCGACACTCGAGGCCAACACCTGCGAGCACTGCAAGGAACGCGACGGCCGAGTTTACAAAATCAAGCAAGCACGCGACAGCGTCCCACTACACCCGAACTGCCGCTGCTTCCTCACCCCATACGACAGGACCATAGAAGAAAACCGCACAGACCGCAAACGCCAATACAAGGACGAAAACGGTAACTACGAGCTCATCGACTGGGCTCCGATTTCCGCACTCACGAAAACCGAAGACGGCTGGAAAGCGGCCAAGGTTTCCGCTTACTTCTTCCAGGCGAGCCCATGGACCACATACGAGCCACCAAAAACCACGCTGAAATTCACAGGCGAAATCAACGAGGGCTACACAGAACTCGCAAGCCGCGCAATCCAGGACGCAATCAATCAATACCCGGAAATTGGCTACGAGCTCAAGAACAGCTACGGAAACACAATCTACGAGCACCGCGGAATGAGCGCAACGGTGGGCAACGGCGTCGACATGATCGGCGGCGTGGTCTTCCCTTCCGGCGGAAACCAGGTCGGAGTGGCACTGGCATACCCGTCCACGCTTTCCGGAACCGCGAAAGCCATACGGGAGAAAATGGCCGAGATAGCGGCCAAACAATACGCCCAGGGCTTCTGGAGCACCGACAAGGTACAGCACACGATCATACACGAAATGGGCCACGTGCTCGAGAACTACATCCGCAAGCGCGCAGAACGCAAACCAGGCGAAACCGTACAGGAGGCCGGCGACCGCGCAATCCTTGAGATTTTACAAGCAGCAACCGGAGAAAAGGGCAAAAAGAACGTGCTCCAGGGCCTGACCGGAATAAGCCGATACGGCAGCAAGAACATCTCGGAGGGCTTCGCTGAGCTCTTCGCAAGAAGCATGGCACAGGACACGAACCTCAACAACAAGACGGTGGCACAATTTGTCAGCAAGCTCAACCAGGTCCGCGAAGACTTACCTCAGCGAGCGAAAGCAACAAGAGTAAAACTATCCACAGAGGGCCAGACGGCACGAATTGAAGAAATCACCAGAAAAGCCGAAAAGGCAGAATGGATCCACTCAGAATACGTGAAACTATTTGAAGAAAATGGAATAGGAACGGAAGCAATACCGGAGGCAATGAAAGAAAAACTAAAAACAAAGATGGCGGAAATTAAAAAAGAGGCGGATGCCATATTTGGTGAAGAAGCAAAACCGGCTAAAGCGCAGACGACAGCCATGCCGGCAAAAGCAAGGACGACAAGAACCAACCCGGTAAGCAAAGCGCAGACGGCAACGGCAAAACCAACAGGACCGTCAACCTTTAATGATTGGTACGACTCCCTAAGCATGGACGAAAAAGACGTAGTCAAGGAATACAAAGGCGGTGGCTACAGCATACTTTCAAAAATTCAAAGACAAGACCGAGATGACATCTACTGGCTCGACGACGAACAGTACGCAACAATAAAAGCAAGAAGCGACCTGCTCAAAAAGGCCGTCGATAAATTCGTGCTACCCGAAGAAAAGATCGTCTGGCGCGGAATTAGGTCAGAATCAAGAATTGACGTGATGGGCAGGCAAAGCGATCCACAATCAAACGAATTCGTAAAGAAGCTCAAGGAAATCAAGGTCGGCGAAACCTTTATAGATAAAGGCTTCTCATCAACCACCACCGACAGGAAAATCGCAGCCGGAAGAATCTACGGCTACACAGGAAAATCTCCAAAAGTCGGCGACAGCTTACTCGTGAGAATCAAGGTCCCTGCCGGCAAAGGAATCGCGGCGGAGCTTGATGATTTCAGTAAGCTAAAGCCGGAAGACTACTCGGAACGCGAGCTCCTGCTCAACGCCGGATCCAAATTCAAAGTCGTCGGAAAGTCGGTCGTGGAGATCACAAACTGGACGGACAAGAACAGCAAGCCGCGAAAAGTCACGCAACTCGATCTCGAATTGATGACAAAAGCAAGCGTAGCGACCACAGAACCGACCGCAAAGCCACTCACAAAACAAGAAGCCACACAGATCTACGAAAAGGCAATGGAAACAAAAGACACAATGAATGCCACCCTAGACGAGCTCAAAGAGGCCTACAAGGATGGAGGCGTGCCGTACGAATACTCCGGCGAAATCGGCCATCTAGCACGAAAGACAAGATGGAATGGCACAAACAGCATGAAATACACGCTCGAACATTTCTCAGAATTTAGCAAAGAGCGCATAAAAGAGCAAATGGAAAGCGCGCAACAGGACGTCGAAAAAGGCATCCAGCTAATGAAATTCGCAAAAGAAACAACGCAACTCTACAAAGACAAAAAAGACCTACAAGACAAACTGTGGGCAACGCGAATGGACGAACATACAATCGCAGAAAAACGCGACGCACTCGTACACAAAACAAAAGAACTGTCGACAAAAGCAAAAGACCTAGACGACTGGACCGCAATCAAGGCAATCGAAAAACTGCAAGAAGAAATCAAGTACCTGGTCGGATTAATTGACGATCAGAAAATCGGGTAGGGCCAAAAATAAGCCCTTGACAATTCCCCACTACATGGCGAAACAAGAAATCGGCCAACGTCGCAAAATAATGCGAGGGCCGATTTTCAAAATGCGACCAAAATGAGCACAAATTGTATAACAGGGGTAGAGCCAAAAATGAGATGGAACGCAAGCGGGCTAAAACACAACGTGCGCGGAGTTATTAGGCAATCCGGGCAATTTCAAAGTAGACGGGTAAACATTCAAAAATCGCCTAAACTTTCAATGTCGCACATTGTATAATCGCCCACAAACAAGCACCCAAAACTACAACACAAAACAAGATAAAATCAACCCACTCAGAAAAGGGATGGTGGCTCGACATTGACGCCCTCCTTCTTCAGCTCCGCGATCACAAACGCCTGAGCTTGACGCCAACCACGACAAACCGCAACGCGGAATCCGCAGCTCTCGAACGCGGCCAACCATTCCCTCTCCTCCTTTGATGGGTAGGCTTTGCGGACGGTTTCCGGAACTTTCAGCTCGATAGCAATGCGAACATTTGGCGGATAGAAAAAGAGCCAATCCGACACGCCGGACTTGACTCCCATACGTCTACGAAGCGCGCCCAGGCGCATGCGCTCGGCCTTATTTCTTCCCGGGTTTTCATTAGGAACATGGAAACCGCGAAGATCAGGAAAAGCAAGCCGGGTACGCTCAAGCCAAGAATTCAAACAACAGGACTCCTGGAATTCGTATTGTTTCATAATTTAATTGTAGCACAACAAAAAGACCGGGCAAACTTTGTGAGGAGCAAGCCCGGTCAAGTCAGCTCGAAACCTACCTAAAAACTGACACACCAATAATACCATAGAGCAAACAAAAAAGCCAGGCTGGTGGGCAAATGCCTGGCGAAATCATTGTACCACAAAAGAAAAAGACCGGCAAGAAACAGCCGGCCCGGAGGCGCTAGAAATTCTCAATGGTTATCTCGGATTTATACAGAAATGGCGACAACTCGATCGCAAAAGCGGAAACCTTAGCAGGCTCGGAATTGAAATAGACAATGAAATTGTCACCGTCCAGAACCGCACCACGATAGGCGCGGACGATTTCCGCAACCGCTGAAAGGTCAGCGTCCTGGCGAAGCCAGAGTTTAAAATGATGAACCTTCATAAAACCACCTCCTTGTAAAGTGCGCACCCCTGGGGAGATTATAGCATAAAAAGCCCGGGCCGCTTGCGCAAGCCCAGGCTGAAAAGATGAGGGGAGCAACGGAAGCTGCAATCCGCCTCGGCAACGCCGGAGGCATTGAGGAAACAAAGAGTCCTCCGACACTTTCATTATATCAGAGAAAAGCACGAACGGAAAAAAGTCCTTGACTAATTCCAATCATGTTATAATGGAAGCATAAGCCGACGGGCGTAAAACGGAATAAGGAGGAAATACCATGACCGAGAATAAATCTCAAGATAACACCAAAGATGAAAAAGACGTAGAAATGACTGAAACCGGAGCAGAAGAAACGACCGACACAAAGGCCGAAGAAACTGCAAAGAAATTCACTCAGGACGAGGTCGACAAGCTCATCTCGGAGCGTTTAAAACGAGCAGAGGCTAAAAAGGCCGGCGACATTGATGCAGCGGTAAAGAAAGCCATCGCAGACTACGACCGCAAGGCGAAAATGACCGAAGCTGAGCGTGCAGCCGAAGCAAGCAAGGAACGCGAGAACGAGCTCACAAAACGAGAACGCGAACTCGCAATCCGCGAGAATACAGCTCGAGCAAAGGAAATTCTCTCCGACCACAACATCCCTACGAGCCTTGTAAAACACATCGCAACCGCAGACGCAGACGAAACCGACGAAAATATCGCGGCATTTGAGGCAGACTGGTCCAAAGCACTACAAGCAGCGCTAAAAGACGCAGCCCGCGGAACCGCGCCACGCGACGCAAGATCGGTAGAAGACAAGCAAGGCGGACGCGAAATCAAGCATACCGGCACGCAGGTCTTATAACTTAATAAGCAAAAGGAGCCAACCATGGCAAGAACTAACGCACAAGCAATCTACACAGATGCAGCACAGCAAATCAAGGACCTTCTCGCAGAGCGCTACGATGCCCTCATCGAGAACATCCAAACTCAAGCAATCTCAATGCAAATCAAGAACCAGAACCTCTCCGGTGATCCACGCGCAGGCTCAGTCGAGGTTTCTCGCTTCGCAAACGCAACCGCAGCTAACTACGGTACCGCACGCGCAGCAGGCGCAGGCCAGAAATTAATCAACAGCGGCAAGGTCACCGTCAACATCGATGTCGACCGCGAAATCGTCACTGAAATCGAACGCAAAGACGCTCGCTTCAAAGGACTCGCAGACCTCATCGCACAACGCACACGCAACCACACACAGGTCATGTCGGTTGATCTTGATAACGCATTCTTCGCAGAAGCAGAACGCGCAGCAACCGCAGTTGACGTAACCGGCCTCACAAAGGCAAGCGAAAAAGTCGATGCAGTCATCGAAAAAATCACCAACACTAAGAACGCATGGGTAAACGGCGTCGACCGCGCAGAGGTCGAAATCACCGTAACAAGCGCAGTCTACGATGCACTCCTTCGCGAGCATGACTTCTCACCAATCAACGAAACAACCGTCCAGGCAGGCCGCCTCGGTCGTTTTCATGGCGCAACCATCCGCGAAAACATCCGCCAGACCGCAGACATCATCGGCCAACGCGTTGAATCAATCGCACAACCAGTCGTCATCGACGAATACACCGATCCAGAGAGAATCCCACTCTCAAACGCATACGCAACATCACTCTTCTACTCATACGGCACCAAAGCCGTCACTCCAGATCTTATCTTTAAGGTCGGTGGCGAAGTCGTAAGCGAATAGCAGACAAACCCTAAGCCCGGCGGGTAAAAGCCGGGCACCAGAATCAAAGGAACCATCACAATGGACGCAGACCAAAAGAACACGATCATAGGATACGCAAAAATCCTCTGCACCGGACTACCGGAAGCGAGCGACGAATTGCTGTCCTTTTCTGTTGATGAGGTAGCAGACCGCGTGATGCTTTATTTAAACGCGAAAGCGATAGATCCGGCACTCAACCGCGTAATCGCAAGAGTCGTCGTCGGAGCTTACAACAAGGCCCACGCCGAGCAAACAAGCACCGACGCACCGGAGCGCGAGGTCAAGTCGATGAGCGACAACGGCCAAAGCCTAACCTTTGGCGACCACGTCAAGCAATACTTGGCAACGGCCGAAGACAATGCCTTATTTGACGGCTTCGCAGACCTTCTCGCGAGATACAGGGAGGCCGACTGTGGACATACCGGAGTCATTCAAAGCGACTATTAGTGCCACATTTTACAACTCAGAACTCAAGGTCCGAAGCGTAACCACGCAGACAGACGCAGAGGGAGGGGAGCAAAAAGTAGCAGGACCAGTCGAAGAAACAACAACCGGGAACATCGCACCGGTCTCAGCAGAACTGAGCCAAACGATGCTCGGCCAGGACATAATCGCGGAGCTGAAGATCACAGCACCGGACAACATCCAGGCGGACAAGGGCAAACTCATCGAAGCAAAGGGCGAGATCTACGAAATCGTAGACTTCAAACGATACGAGAGCCACGCAGAAATGCTGGTAAAAAGATGGAGAAAACCATGAACGTCAGAATGCAAGTCTTAGGCATCGCGAGCGTCAAGAAATTTCTGGACATTGATGATCGATTTGACAAGCTGGCCGCTTTCCGCAGGGCTGGAAATGTGGTCCAAAATAACGCAAAGGACCGCGCACCAGTTCGCACAGGTCACCTCCGCCGAAACATTAGCTCGGTGGCAACGGAAGACGAAGCGGTAATCGGCGTAAGCCTAGCCATCGTGCCATACGCATGGTACCAGGAGGCCGGCACAGTTTACATGCCAGCCCACCCGTACCTACGACCAGGGCTCGAGGCAAGCGCAAAACAGATCGGCGACATTTTCAGAGATGAACTACAAAAGGCGGTCCACGCAAGAGTCACAGGAGGCAAACAATGAGCATAAAGCAAGAAATCTACGATTTACTCAAAGACGCAGCACCGGAGGGAGTCACCGTAAGGCAATCAAGCCAAGGCGTCGACTCGGTACTACCGGCGCTCACTTTCTCGGCGCTCAACACAGCCGACACCCGCGACCTTGACGGCAACATCATAAAGCGCGACGTTTCGGTCCAGATCGATGTCTGGGGAAACAACAGCCCACAAACAAGCGAGCTCGAAGCATTGGTAGAAGAAACCATGCGAGCAGCGGACTGGACCATGAGCGGAAGCCAAGACGTACCGGACAGCAACCCGAAAGTCTATCACAAAATGCTAACCTTTGATACAATAAAAGTATAAGAATAAGGAGATTAATCATGGCAGGAATTAAAGCAATCGGCTCCAAACTCTCAGTGAATACCGGCACAACCGAATCACCAGTCTGGGAGCAAATCGCAAACCTAACAACCATCGGCGAAATCGGTCTCGAATCAGACGAAATCGACGTAACCACACTCGACTCAGCTGACGACTTCAAAGAATACATCGGCGGAGCAAAAGACGGCGGAACCGTAGACCTCGAGGGCAATGTCGTAACCGACGCAGGCCTCACATCACTCTACGCACTCGCAAACAGCCGCGCAGTCAAACAATTCAAAATTGAATACCCAAAGAAGACCGGCGAAACAACCGCAGCATTCTGGACACTTACTGGCTACGTAAGCAGCTGTAAAGATGGCGAAAAGACCGTAGACGGCCTCCTCACCTTCTCAAGCGGCATCCGCGTATCAGGCGCACCAGAATTCACACCAGGCGCAGCTTAATCTAAAAAGAAAGGACAGGAGCAACAATGGAAGCAACAATTGGAAAAAAGGCCGTAGAGAAAATCAAGGGCCTCAAACTAACAGCAACCCGCCTCGCAGCATTTGAGAGAGAACTCGGCACACCCCTCACAAGACTAACCGCAGACAACATCGGACTAAACACATTCATCTGCTTACTCCGAAGCGCGGGCTTTTCAGACGACGAAATCGACGCAGCAAGCGAAGAACTCGGAATTGAGAAATTTACTGAGGAATGCGGCAGGGCTCTCCTAAATAGCGGACTTTTCAGTCAAGCGAAACTCCCGGAAAAGGCACCAACGAAAAAGTAGCCAAAGCCAAGGCCAAACCGGCCAAAGACTACGCGAGCTTCGCTGATTACTGGCAGGATCAAGAAGAAGACGCCATCATTATAGGCCTCACAATTGAGGACTGGTGGAATTTGACGCCGGCCGAGGGGAAAAAATACTTCTCGGCATACGCGAAGAAAACCGACCAGGAACTAAAGAAAATGGACGTCGCAAATTTCATTCTCGGCAAGTACATCATGTACGCCGTCAACAATCCAAAAAAATACCCGGACAGGCCAATCACACAAGAACCGACAGACACAACAACTGACGACACAGAAGAAATGACAGACGCAGACCGGGCACGATTAGATGCCATGTTTGGTGCATTAGCAACCAAAAGCAATAAACTCCCATCTCCAACGCCAGAACCGCCTCAGAACGGCTCAGAAAAGCCCACAGAGCAGAAATTATAAAGCAAAGGAGCCACACAATGCCGACAATCAATAGCGTAAACGTGAAAATCACCGGCGACGAGTCCGGCCTAAAAAAAGCAAGCAAGGAAGCGCAGAGTGACATAGGGAAAGTCGGCGGCGCGGCTCTTTCTGTTGGAAAGCTAGCCCTCAGCAATGCCCTGGGCTTCGCTTTGACAAACGTGGTCGGCAAAGCCATCGGAGCGGTAACGCGAGAGATGGACGGAGCAATCTCACGCCTTGACACGATCAACAACTACAGCAAGGTCATGGGGAACTTAGGAATCGGAGCAGATGATAGCGCAAAGAGCATCGATTACTTACAGGAGCACCTGCTCGGACTCCCAACGGCCCTAGACGACGCGGCACTAGCGGTGCAACGCTTCACAGCCACGAACGGGAACATCAAGGCCTCGACCGTAGGATACCTGGCACTTAACAACGCAATCCTGGCCGGCGGCGCATCCATGGAAACGCAGAGAACCGCCATGGAGCAACTCACGCAAGCATACAGCAAGGGCAAACCAGACGCCATGGAATGGCGCTCAATGCTTACCGCAATGCCGGCACAGATGAACCAACTCGCAAAGGCCGCAGGGTACTCAAGCGCCGTAATTGGCGGCGACTTTTACAACGCAATCCAAGACGGCAAATTCAGCATGAATGATTTTATGGCCACAGCCGTAAAATTAAACACGCAAGGCGTCGCAGGCTTCGCATCATTTGAGGAACAGGCAAGGAACGCCACAGGAGGCGTCCAGACTTCAATCGCAAACCTCAAGAACGCAATACAACGCGGAATCGCAACGGTGCTCGACACGATCGGCCAGGCGAACATTGCTGGCTTTATAAACGGAATCGCAAGCGCAATCGGAACGGTGGCCAATTACATCGCAGCATTCGTGCGTTTAATCAAAGAAGCGGTAGCCTGGCTCGGCGTCCTCTTTGGCTTCAAAGTAGGCGGAGGAAAAAGCACCGCAGAAGCAACGAAATCAACCGCGACCAACCTCGCAGCTGCAGATAAGAGCGCAGGCGGAGTAGCAGGCGGGCTCAACAAAGCAGCCGGAGCGGCAAAGAAACTCAACAACCAACTCGCATCGTTTGACGAGATGAACGTGCTACGCGAAACAACCTCAGGCGGAAGCGGATCAGGAGGCGCAGCCGGAGCGGTAGGTGCTGGAGCATTCGCAGTACCAGAAATCGACTGGAACCTCGACAGCTCGGAAAAGAACGAGAAAGCAATCGAAAAGATCTTGAATAGGCTAAGAAAAGCATTTGAAAAATTTGCGAAATTCCTAAAGCCAATAGCAAAAATAATTGCGGACATTTGGAATTCGTACATGCTCCCATTCTTCGGATGGGTAGGAAATGACCTGCTCCCGGCTTTCTTAAATGCACTAGGCGGAGCGCTAGAACTTCTGGGCTCAATCATAAGCAACGTGTGGGCATTCTTAAAGCCATTTATAGACAATTTCCTAGTCCCAATCGCACAATGGACAGGCGGAGTCATCGTCGGCGTCCTCAACGCGATCGGCGACGCACTGAGCTGGATCGCACAACAATCCACAATTGTCGGCTTTATTTCAGACGCAGCAATCGCAATCGGAGTGGTCACCGCGGCAATCTTCGCATTTAATGCAGCCGCAACAATTATGAACGGGCTCCTAGGCGCCATGGGCGCAGAAATGCTCGTCATTCCGGGAATAGCAACAAGCACCGCAGCAGGCATGGCCGGAATCACAGCAGGCGCGACAATCTTTGAGGGCGTCGCAACAGCAGCATCCGCAGCAGTTGGCGCATTAGGCGCAGGGCTTGAATTCCTAATCTCCGGATTTGGCGGACTCATAGCACCAATTACAGGAGCGGTGGCAATCTTTGAGGTTTTCAAACAGGCAAACGAGGTAGCAGAGCAAATGGCACTCCGCTACGTTTCCGTCCAGGACCAAATCAAGGGAGCAACAGAACGAGCAAACTACGCAGCACAGCAACAAATCGAA